TCACCACCACCGAAATTTTACAATCGATTTTTTCACGGTTTTGCATCGGAAAGTAAGGCAGATTTGGCAAGTAACAAACAATGCCAACTGAACGCAAAACGATGACAAAAATGCTATTGAATACCAGTATTTAGGAAAAACACCCGAATACTGGTATTTTTGTTTTCCTTTTGCATCGTTTGTCATTTTTTTGTTGTTACTTTGTTGCTTGAAACAAAATGAGCAACAAAAGCAACAAATATGAACAACAAGGAATCTATCAAGCTACGAAAGCGTAAGCTGCCAACTGGCAACACTACGCTCTATCTCGACATCTACCGAAACGGAAAGCGTGAGTATGAATACTTGAAACTGTACCTCATACCAGAAAAGACGAGAACCGACAAGGAGAAGAACAGAGAGACGTTGAAGCTGGCCGAAGCTATAAAGGCGAAAAGAACGGTCGAGCTGCAGAACAAAGAATATGGTTTCAAGAATGACTATGCAGAGGAAACCAAGTTCTTTGATTACTATCGTGCAATGTGTGAAGCAAGATTGGGCAAGGACACACGGGGCAACTGGGGTAACTGGCGGTCCTGCTTGAAGCATTTAGAGAAATACGAAAGCAATCAAGACATCACCTTTGCAGATATCACCCCGAAATGGGTGCAAGGCTTCAAGGACTATTTGGAAAAGGAAGCGTGTGCGTGGGGTTGCGATTTCAGAGAACGCATCAAGGATCACCCACTTTCCCGTAACTCGAAACTCTCCTACTTCAACAAACTTCGTGCGTGTCTGAACCAAGCATTTGAGGACCGTATCATCAGCCGTAACCCGATGCAAGGTATAGAGGGATTCAAGGCAGAAGAGGGAACACGAATGTATCTCACACTGGAGGAAGTAAAGCTGCTCGTTCAAACGGAATGTGAATATCCGAACATCAAACGTGCTTTTCTGTTCTCGTGCCTTACTGGATTGAGACGAAGCGATATCCTCAAATTGACGTGGGGCGAGGTTCATCAGCAAGGCGACTACACCCGAATTATCTTCAAGCAGAAAAAGACCGGTGGGCAGGAATATCTCGACATCAACGACCAAGCAGCCGAGTTGATGGGCGAACGTGGTGCCAATGATGAGCCAGTGTTTACCGATATTCACTCCCCCTCTTGTACCAACGAAGCGATAAAGCGTTGGGTTCTTCGTGCCGGGATTAAGAAAGATATCACATTCCATTGCGGACGTCATACCTTTGCGGTGCTTATGCTTGATTTGGGAACGGACATCTATACGGTCAGTAAACTGCTCGGACATCGAGAGCTTTCCACCACACAGATATACGCAAAGGTTCTCGACAAGAACAAGCAGGCTGCTGTCTCCAAGATACCCGATATACTTTGACGAAAAACAAGCAAAAACAAGCAAAACAAGCAAATGGTTGTTTGCATTTTGTATGATGTTGAAAATGAGCCAAATAAAAACAAGCAAATGGTTGTTTGTCCCTAAAAACGCCCTTTTTTAGCCGATTTCAAAAAGAAAAAGTAACATAAAAAGAAAAATATAATAAATATATTTATATAAATATATATTTTTAGTAGAGGTAAGAAGAGTATAAGGATATAGGGGTGTGGGGAAAAAGGAAAAAGAGAAGAAAGGGGTAAATTCAACCAAAACAAGCAAATGGTTGTTTTTACCCCTTTATCGTTCATCAGCCTTTATAGACTTTTCCAGTTCCAAGCAGGAGCCAGTTTGCAGAGACCTTGAAATACTTTATCAACGGAACGAGCCAAGAGACTTCAAAATAACCTTTTCCGTTATCCGCTTTCTGGGCGTACCAGTGTCTGCGGTCGAAGCCGTATGTATCGCAAAAGCCGGCAAGACCTCCAGGCAATCGCTTTTCATCGATTAGCTCCTGCATCACGTCAAAATATCGTTTTTGGATATCCAACGTTTCTTGTTTGTATGCTCTCGTTCTACTCATTCGGTGTATATTTCGTAATTTATGCGTTCCAAGACCGATTTAAGACGCTTTATCTCGTCTATGGGTAAATTATCGACTGAACGTCTGTCAAGCTCCGTATCGAGCTGTAAAGTGGCTGATTTGACCTTTTCTTTGTCGATTCCGTTCTCCAAACAATCGACAAGGGTATTTATTACGATCCAGTGGTGTTCCATAAGTTACTTTTCTTTTAATTGTAATTCTTTTGCTTTTTCCAATCGCTTTTGATATTTGTCTCTTAAATCTGGATATAGAGGACAAAGAATATCAACAGCTCTTTCGATTACCCTGATTTCATTATCATACTCTTTTTGCTTTCGATATATAATCATCAGCCTATCGAAAGCGTGGCAGGCTGGATAACAATCACCCTCGATGTTCTTTTCATAGGTGGCGATTGCCTGCTTTATCTTCCCAGCCTTTTCATATTCTTTTCCTTTGTCATTTCGAGCTGCACACTGATTAAGTTTCTTCTTTTCAGCCTTTATGATCGCTAAACGCTCATCGAGTTTATCGATGTAGAACTGACTGAAACGGATTTTGTTCTCACCGTTCAACTGGCGTTTTGAGAGACTGAAAAACATATCTTCGGGCATTACCGAAAAATACCTCTTCATCAATCGGTCTATCGTTATCTGTACTTCGCCATAAAAAAATGCAGGTGGCGGTGGTAATGGTTTGTTTCTCATATCATCGTTTTGCTTCAAGTAATCCAATTAATCTATCCATTTGCTCATCTTTTTTCTCCAGCAAAGCTATAAACCTTTCGGATATGGAGTTTACTGAATTTCCCGTTCCAGATACAGCGACGCTATTATCAGATGCAATAGCATTGTTGTAATCCCGATAGAAAAAACCAACACTTTTGTTGGTTACTCGTGCGATAGATTCCAATAAACCACTCTTTACATCTTCTGCTTTAAGTGCCGAATGGAGCCGTTGGTCATTATCAAAACCCAACTTTTTAGCGAGTTCGGCTAAATTTATTCCCTCTTCTCGCAAAATTTCTTTCAATTCTTTTCCGCTCATATTCAAGCTGTTATAAGTTACACAACAAATTTTCTGCAAAATTCCCAACAGAATTGTTTGGTTATACCAACTAAACTGTTTATCTTTGCATCACGAAACAGAAATGTTGCGTGCAAATATACATCTTTTGCGCTTGATAGGCAATTAAAACATAAAGAAAATATAAGTTATGACAAAAAAGACCTTCAAACAGATTTACGAGGAGCTGGACCCGACACCTCCAAAGATGAGGTGGATTCAGCGGATTGCGAAAGCTACGATGCGTAGCGAACTGACTGTTCGAATGTGGCTGAACGGTCGTCAAATCCCAGAGCCACTTGTACAGAACATCATCGCCAAAGAACTTGGTGTACCAGTAGAGGGACTTTTCCCACAACAAGAACAACAAAATTAACTAAAACCCACAACGCAATATGGATAAAGTTTTCAGAAATATAGAGATAGGTTTAATGATGATATTCGTCCTTTTGGGAGTAACAAGTATCATCGGAGGTATAATCACTGGAAAGTGGCATTGCTTCTTCATTGGTGCAATGGCACTGGTTCTCCCTTACGTCTGGTATGTGGAGGACTACAAAAGCAAAGGTAAATCATTATGGCAGAAAAAGAATACCAAGAATTAACGGCGCAGATTGACGGATTGAGAAAGTTGATTATTGCCGGCTCGAAAGAGGTTCTAACTATTGATGAATGTGCTCTACTAACCGGATTTTCAAAAGCACACATCTACCGTATGACATCGCAGAGAACAGTCCCGTTCTATAAGCCATTCGGTGGAACGATATTCTTTCGCAAAACGGAAATAGAAAACTGGCTTTTGCAGAACCGACAATCAACAAATGAGGAATTAAATAGTCGAGCAACAACGCATTGTGTGATTAACAAACGATAATATGAAAGGTAAGACATTCGGAAAATTGACTGTTATTGATAGCAACAAAGACAAGTTTGGAAACAGAGTATGGCTGTGTAGATGTGAATGTGGAAAAGAAATATACACAACCACTTATAAACTTACCAGTGGGCATACGAAAAGCTGTGGATGCTACAGAATAGCGAAAACGATAGAACGCAGTCGTACACACGGACAGTCAAAAACACCGCTATATCAAGTCTGGAAAAGTATGCGCCAACGATGTGAAAATACACACGCAAAAGCATATCCAAGTTATGGGGGTCGGGGAATTGTAGTCTGCGCAGAATGGCAAGATTATAAGACCTTTCAGAACTGGGCTATGAATAACGGTTATGCGAAGAATCTTACGATAGACCGCATTGATGTAAACGGAAATTATGAGCCTGCAAATTGCAGATTCATAACAATTCAAGAACAGCAAAATAATCGTTCAACGAGCAGGGAAATAACCTACAAAGGAGAAACGCATACCCTCACAGAATGGAGTAAGATAACCGGCATAAAGTTGAGCACCTTGCATTATAGGCTTAAACAGAAACAATCATTGGATATAGTATTCACTTTATAATTTTTACGCAATGAAATCAATAGTAATCAGACAGCTTACCCTGCTAAACTTCAAGGGTATTCGCAATTTGACGGTGGATTTCGACTTGAACGAAACAAACATTTTCGGCTACAACGGCACCGGCAAGACAACCATTTTCGATGCGTTCACGTGGCTTCTTTTCGGAAAGGACAGCAAAGACCGAAAGGACTTCAACATCAAGACGCTGGACGCTAACAATCAGCCTATCGAGCGCATACCTCACGAGGTTACAGCTTGCATCGAGGTAAACGGTGAGGAAATCAATCTGAAAAAGTGCTACAACGAAGTCTGGACCAAGAAGAGAGGTTCAGCCGTTGAGACATTCAACGGACACAGCGTAGAGTGCTTCTACAACGATGTTCCTTGCAGTGTTACCGAATACGCCAAGAAGATTGCTGAACTGTGCGATGAGCAGGTTTTCAAGCTCATTACAAATCCCCTCTACTTTACTGCACAGAAAAAAGACTATCAGCGCACAATGCTGTTCCGTCTCGCTGGTGATGTAACCAATGACGATGTACTGGAACGTTATCCCGAATTTGCGGACCTTGTAGCAATGCTTTCGGGCAAGACACTTGAAGAGTTGAAGCGTGAGGTTCAGAGCAAGAAGCGCAAAATCAAGGACGGCATCGACAATATCCCTGCACGTATTGACGAGCGCAAGAGAGATATGCCCGAAACGCAGGACTGGGGCAAGCTCGAAGCGGAGATTGCAGAGCAAGAACGACAACTGGCCGACATTGACGGACAGATAGCAGACCGCTCAAAATCCTACAACGAACTGACCAAGCAGAAGCAGGAAATCGCCCGACAGCTATCAAAGGTTAAGGGTGATATCACAGCTCGTGAGTACGATCTGAAAGACAAACTGCTTGCTGAATACAATCAAGGCAAGAGAGAGAACGAGAACGCTGTTCAGCGAGTGGCAACGCTCAATAACGAGCGCAGATACAAAACAATCTCGCTCCAGCGTGCAGAAAAGGAGCTTGCCGACTATCAAGCAGAGAGAACAGCGTTACTTGAAGAGTGGCGAAACATCAAATCCGAAACACTGGTAATCGATGATGATACTTTCTATTGTCCTACTTGCAAGCGTCCGCTTGATGAAAGCGATATTGAAGCGAAAAAGGAACAAATGAGTGCGGAGTTTTACGCAACCATTTCTCGCAAGCTGGAAAGAAACAAGTCAAAGGGTATGGAGGTAAAGGCTGCCATTGAAGCCAAAGAAGCCGAAATCGCATCAATCAAGAACGCTATCTTCAATATCGACAACGAGATTGCACAGATTACTGCAAGCAAGGCTTACAGCACTGTTCCTGCTATGCCAGACATCGCCCCAGCCATTAACGCAGACAGAACAATTATTGAGTTGCGTAACAAGGCTGCTGACCTGCAGAACCAGTTGGACCAGGAAGTAGCACTTCCAGAGACAAGCGACCTTACAGAGCGCAAACGTATCATTGAGGATAGCATCAGAGCTAACAAAATGTGGCTTGCAGACAGAGAGCGTATCGCTGCCAACAACAAACGTATCGCAGAACTCGAAAAGGAGTACACCGAGAGCCAAGCACAGCTCGCTGAATTGGAGGGCGTGGAATACAATATCCAGCAGTTCAGCAAAGCTCGTATCGAGCAAGTGGAAAGCCGTATAAACGGAATGTTCAATCTTGTACGCTTCAAGATGTTTGAACAGCAAATCAACGGTGGAGAGATTGAGACGTGCGAAGCAACTGTAAACGGAGTTCCGTTCTCCGATCTGAACGATGCAATGAAAATCAATGCCGGTCTCGACATCATAAATGCGATATCACGAGCAAACGGCATTGTCGCCCCTATCTTCATCGACAACAGAGAGAGCGTCTGTGAAATCGTGTCTGGATTGGCTCAAATCGTCAATCTCATTGTGGACGTTAATTGCAAAACCCTTAAAATCGAATAATAATGGCACCCGAAGAATACAACTGGGAAACGTGGTTCATTACGCATAGAGACCTTATGTGCCACCGCTTCACTCCGAGAGTGGAAATGAGAACCAACATCAAGACCGGCTATATCCAAATTTTCAAGGACGAAAAGGAGATAAACCACATTGACGGTTCGGAAATGCTGATGAGCGAGTACGAACAGCTATTAGTCAGAACAGCAAAGGAAGCTGCAATGCTTCCAAGTATTAACAATCAATAAATTTTCAACGCAATGACAGCAACAAGTCAAAACCAACAGCCAGTCGCTACGCAGAGCAAAGCGATTGCAAAGTATGAGAACATTTCAGAACAAGTTCTTAACAAGATTGAGAAGTTCCAGGCAGACGGAGGTCTGACACTCCCTGCAAACTATTCTGTGGAGAACCATATGAAGAGTGCGTGGCTCATTCTCCAGTCCACAAAGGACAGAGACGGAAACCCTGCTTTGTCGGTATGTAGCAAAGACAGCATCGCAAATGCTTTGTTTGATATGGTTCTTCAAGGTCTCGCAGTGAGCAAAAATCAAGGCTACTTCATCGTTTACGGTAACAAGCTGGAGTTCCAGCGTTCTTACTTTGGAACCGTAGCACTGGCAAAACGTGTCGGTGGTATCAAGCAGGAGCCTATCGCCAACGTGATTTATGAGGGCGACGAGTTTATCTATTCGATTGATCCGAACACTGCAAGAATCCAAATCATCAAGCACGAGCAGAAGATTGAGAACATCGACAATACCAAAATCAAGGCTGCATACGCTTTGACAGTTCGTCCAGACGGTACAACTCAGGTAACCATTATGTCGATGCAGCAGATACGTGCAGCGTGGCAGCAGGGAGCAACAAAGGGCAATTCCCCAGCTCACAAGAATTTCGCAGAGGAAATGGCTAAAAAGACCGTTATCGGTCGTGCCTGCAAGATGATTATCAACTCTTCCGATGATGCGTGGCTCTATGAGGGCAAGAACGATGAAATGGACGTTGATGTAGCATCAAGACAGCGTGAAGCAGCAGTGAACGCAGGAAAGACTGTTGTCGATACGCAGGAAGCCGACTACGAGGACGTAACAAACCAAGTAGACGAACAAACTGGCGAAATCCGTACAGCACAGCCAACTGCACCAGCTGCAGGCACAGCGGTAGAGGAAGACGGACCCGGTTACTAATCGATAAATCCATACAGCAATGAAACTACACATTCTCGGAAGCAACTCATTTGGCAACTGCTACATTTTAGAGACCGTATCAGAAGCTCTAATCATCGAAGCAGGTGTACGAATGGCGAACGTGAAAAAGGCTCTCAAATGGCAAATGAGAAAGGTTGTCGGGGCTGTTATCACTCACGAACACAACGACCATTCCGGCTATATCACCGAAATGGTTGCTTCCGGGGTGTTGGTTCTTGCACTCGAAGATGTTTTCAAGTCTCACAAACTGGCAGGAAAACCGTTCACAAAGAGTATCGTTCCGAATAAGGGCTACAAGGTCGGAAATTTTAAGATTTTTACGGTGCTTGTTAAGCACGATGTTCCTTGTCTGGGTTACATCATAAGCCACCCCGAAATGGGAAAGCTCCTGTTTCTTACAGATACAATCACGCTTGACGTTTGCGTTTCTGGTCTCAATCATATTCTAATCGAAGCCAACTATGCAGACGACATCGTGGAGCAGAACATCGCCAGTGGAGCAATGCCCGAAGCGATGAGACCGAGACTTCTAAACTCACATATGGAGATTGAGCAGACGAAAGCCATTCTTGCAGAGAACGATTTGTCGCAAGTGGATAACATCGTGCTGATACACCTTTCAGACGGTAATTCGGACGAAGAACGCTTTGTTCGAGAAGTACGACAACTCACTGGAAAGCCAGTGTATGCAGCCAACGCAGGAATGACGTTAGACCTATCCAAACAGCCGTACTGATATGAAGATACTGATTGACAAAGTAGGTGGATATTTTAATCTGCAGAACCTTTATTCGTTCTTTCGAGCAACGCCCGACGGCAGCTATATGCTATCTATCACGAAACAGAAAAGGGGGCGAACACTCAATCAAAACGAATGGCTTTGGGGCTGTGTATATCCTATCCTACTGGACGGATTGCTTGATGCAGGCTGGGAGTTCACATCGGTAGAGCAAGTACACGAATTTTTCAAACGGCTTATGGCGCAGGATCGAGTTGTAAACTATGAGACTGGGGAAATCGTGGAAATACCAAAATCTACGGCTACAATGGACACACAACAGTTCTCAACCTACATCGACAAATTGAGAGAATACGCAGAGGAATTTTTGAACGTAACCATTCCAGACCCCGACAAGGGCTGGAGGTCAAAACATCGATGATGTATGAGAGCAGTACCAAATGACATTGTGCAGAACCTTATACGACATTTACCGCTAATTCTCGACAATATGAACGAGGAAGCAGTTAGAAAGGGGTTGAGATTGAACAATGCAGTGAGATTGACAAAGATTTGTATTAAACGTTTAGAGAAAATCGAAAATGAGCAAAAACATTCAAATTCAGCAGGAGAACGTTCTGAATGCTTACAAGAACGCAAGTGATGAGCAGAAAGAGTTACTGGAACATTTGTTCGGTAGCGAAGTATTCAAACCAGCAGATGTAAGAGAGCGCATCAAGACATTTGCCGATGCAGCCAAAGCGGTCGGCATTGAGGACCCAGAAGAGTGGGAAGAGCAGTATTCGGATTTAGAGCCTGACGTATTGGCTTACTTCAAGCTCCGTATTATCACAAAGGCACTCAACGAGGGCTGGGAACCCAAATTTACAGTTGGCGAATATAGATGGTTCCCATTCTTTGTACTATACACAAAAGATGAGATAGATAAAATGGACGAAAAAACCCGTACTCGTGTGGTTCTGCGGTCGTGCAACATTGCGAGTACGTATGGCGGTGTCGCTTTCGTGTATGCGGTTTACGATTCCTCGTACTCGGACTCGAACGACGGTTTTCGGCTCGCCTTCAAAAGCGAAGAGTTGGCGGAATATGCAGGAAAGCAGTTCACCGAGATTTATGCCGATTTCTGTTTCATTCCTAAAGAGTTCTAACTATGGCACGAGAAAAAGCAAAGGTCGAGACCAGAAAAGACGAGGTGCGCTATTTCACAAGCGAACCGAAAGAAATGCTGAACAAGTATCTTGTTGCCGATGTGCTTCAAAAGTGGACTGAGGATTTTTTGGACGAGGATTCTGGCGAGGTAGTAACTATCGAAAGAACACAGAAGCTCTTTGAAAAGGGTCGATTGATAGACCAAGACCTCTTGACACAAATCAGTTTTCATTTGCAGACTGGAGACATCAAGGAAGTTGAAGTCAGCAATCAGAAACGATTGGCTTTCGAGTGTCAAAACACACATTTGCACCCGTGGCAGGCGCAAGCCGAAATCGGAGACAAGAAGTACAAGTTCCTGCTCTATGCAAGCGGTATCGCAAATGTAATCGAGATTTTGAACGATTACATCGAACTGAATTACGCTTCGGGCTTCACGCTTGTAATGGCAAAGGAAATGGACTCCTGCATCATTCTTACCGACACGTTCGAGAAACAAAAGGTGGATTTGGAAAAGGCGTATCTGAAAGACGAAATATCACTGGAGGAATACGTGGAAGCCAAAGACGGTGCCAAAGATGAGGACGAAGAGGTCAAGGAAAAGAAGTTCTACCAGTTGGAGGTCAAAATAACCTATTCGGACGACATCGAGACAACCCAGAGCTTCATCGTTCACACTTTCGACACGGACCGTGCGCTGATGATTATCTCCCACTACTTGAAAACGTGGGAGGAGAAACGCCAAAAGGAACACGAGGAAAAGGGGTACAGCAAGTACGAGATTAGAGACTTTAAGCTGTGCATCGAGAAAGCAGGACCAATGCCGGTTGGAGCTTTCGTCCCAAAGGAGTTCACAATGGCATACAACGAACCTCAATAATCAAACATTCCCAGTCCTCACAAGTTGGGGACTGGGATAAACTAAAAGCAAATGGCACAAGAAAAGATAACATTTTACAGACGGTGGAGTGAGACCACCAAAGACCTTCCAGCAGATGCAAGACTGGAAGTGTACGATGCTATCGTGCAATATGCTTTCGAGGGGACAATTAGAGAGTTTGGATCATCACTGGCAAAGGTGGCTTTTCAGTTCATCAAGCAGGAAATCGACAACGACAACAAGCGACAAGCAGAAATATCAGCCAAACGTAGGAGTGCAGGAAAACAAGGCGGTGCGCCAAAGAACAACCGCAATGCACTTCGCAATAAGGAGCAAGAAGAGCCGGCAGAGCCGATTTCAGCCCCTACACAGCAAGTAAATCTGTTTGGCGATGTGGAACCAGTCGAACAGCAAGAAAAGCCAAAGAAACCCACAAAACCGAGCAAACACAAGTATGCTGAATTTGTACTGCTGACAGAAGCCGAATATCAGAAACTTGTCGATACATACGGAGAAGAGGGCGCACAGTGGATGGTTACCAAGCTGGATAATTACAAGGCTGCACGAGGAATGACCTACAAGTCTGACTATCGCGCAATCCTAAACTGGGTAACAAAACAATACGAAAAGGAGAAAATGAGTTATGGCAGAACCGCAGAAATTAGGCGAGCTAATGAAGCTCAATCCACTCAAACCACCGCAAAACAACAGCGAGACGCAGAATTTGCCGACCATATCGCAAAAAAGCTCACAAGCGGTTAGCTGTATTGAGTTGTTCGGCAAGGCGGAAGAGTTCCTTTGTACGTTCAATCCGGATATGCAGTACAAATACTGCAAAGATGTTAATCGGTGCTACATCGGTAAGGCTCCAAGTCTGAAAGTGATATCCGAAGCATACGGAGAGAACATCACGGAAACGTGGCTCGAAATCCAGTTAAGAGACCTTTCGGAGTTTGCAGGGTGCAAAGATAAGTTAAGCATACAGCAAATAGAGCAAATCGCCAAAGTAATCATTTTGGAATTTAGCTTTTTGAAAGCAACCGAGCTGATGCACTTTTTCATACTCTTCAAGAGTGGAAAGTTTGGAAAGTTCTACGGAGCAGTGGACGGACTGGTTATCACAGAGGCCCTGCAAGAATTTCGCCAACTGAGACGTGAAAGGCTTTGGGAACTGGAGCAGAAGAGAGCTCGTGAAGAGCGAGCAAGGCGTGATGCAGAACACGCAAAGAACGCTATGAGTTTTGACGAGTGGCAAGAATTAAAACATCTGTTCAATATGGGTTACGAACCGTGGCGCATCAAGGCAGAACTTGAAGAACAGAGAAAACAAGAAAATCAAAAATAACCAATTTAACGCAATAACGATATGAGTAATTCTATGAACGCAGTCAAGCAGGCTATCAAGACCTATCTTGACAACAGAGCAAAGACCGATGAATTGTTTGCAGTGGCTTATGCAAAGCCTAACAAGAACATCGATGAGTGCTTCAACTACATTTTAGGAGAAGCCAAGAAACAAGGAAACGCAGTATATCTTCCTGATGATGTAGTGTTCGGCTGGGCTGTTCACTACTACGATGAGGACGACATCAAGATAAATAAACTTCCGGCTAATACCAGAGTGTCTGCAAAGGCTTCGGTAGAACTTACCGAGGAGGACAAGGAAAAGGCACGAGATTTAGCGGTGCAGGAATACAAACAGCAGTGTATCGACAAGCTCAAAGCTGCCGATGAAGCGAAAGCCAAGAAAGCAGCCGAAAAGAGAAAGGCTGAAATCGAGAAACGCAAGCAGGCTGAACTGCAATTTCCTAATCTTTTCCAGTTTGACGAGGTATGAGACCGAAGAACGCTTACCAGAGACATATTGTCGAGTTGAGCGAAAAGCTCCCGGCAATAACCGACAAGCAGAAACAATGGGCTTTTGAACATTGCTTCGAGCCGGACGGATATTACACCAAAGGTTCTGTATGGTGTCTCCATTGTGGAGAGGTCTTTCCAAAAACAACGTCAGAGTTGATAATATCCATTGCAGGAGACGAAGCTGTGTGTCCCAAATGTGGAAGCAGATTAAAGCTGGAGAACAGCCGTAAAGCGAAGTATAACGAACGCTGGTATTACACAATCATCACAGCGATACAAGGTTTTCAAGTCTGCCGGCATTTCATTGCCGAAAAGACAGTGTATAAAGCAAGCAAACATCTACACGGTTGCGGTGAACCATACTACACAATCCACGAAGCAGTACAGAACTGGATTGATGAGAACGGAAAGGAGACAATCATCGCCAGACCTTGCAAAAGTATTCCGAGAGTGTACGATGCGTGGGACTTTACAAAGCCAATGGAAATACGTACTCGACACAACAGTAGTATGTATTTCACTGGTGACAGATACGACATCGATGCAAAGTATATCTATCCACACAGAAACATTCTGCCTAAAATCAAACGTAATGGCTATACGGGACGTTTTCACGGACTTTCAGCCAGCGAGCTATTCAAATTATTGTTAAGCGATAGAGAAGCCGAAATACTGGCTAAAAACGGTCAATTTGATTTGCTCCGCTTCAAATGGAAGAGAAGCTATAAGGAGTTCACGATGCCGTTTGCTCACTCTATCAGAATAGCCACACGAAACAAGTATATAGTCAAGGACGCTTCAATGTGGATTGACTATCTGAACTTGCTTGAATACTTCCACCTCGATACCCATAATGCCCACTACGTTTGTCCCCGAAATCTGAAAGCGGAACACGACAGACTGTTGGTTCGCAAACAACGGATTGAGGAAAAGATTGCTCTTGAAAAGAAAATCGCAGAAGCCAAAAAGTGGGAAGCAAAGTACCAGGAGACCAAAGGAAAGTTCTTTGGCATTTGTTTCGGGAATGAGAATATCGTTATTACGGTTATCCAGTCAGTAGCGGAAATGGCAGAAGAGGGAAAGGCGATGCACCATTGCGTGTACTCTATGGAGTATTACAAGAAGCCTAACAGCCTAATTCTATCAGCGAAAGACAAAGCAGGAAATCGCATCGAGACAATCGAAATCGACCTCAAAACCTTTAAGGTGGTACAAAGTCGTGGCGTGTGCAACAAGAACACAGACAAACACGATGAGATTGTGAAACTGGTTCAAGATAACATTAAACTCATAAAACAAGCAGCGTGATGGAAGAACAGATAATATCAGCAGTAAGGGCTATGCGTGAAGCCTAGAAAGAGTATTTCAGAACACGAGACATAAACGTATTGCGTAGAAGCAAGGCACTGGAAAAGCGTGTTGATACGCTTCTCGCAGAGTATGATAACCCACAAAAAGACTTATTCGACAATGGCACAGATAATCAACAGTGATAAAAATTTCAAGGTGATAGAGGTTTACCTATCAGACTGTATCAAATGGGGCGGTTTGGGTATTTGCGACTACTGTAACACCGCAATCCGCAAAGGCTACTATGTAGCAGTATTGAACTGCGTTCTTTGTGAAAAATGCTACAAGAGTTGGCACCATAGAGCGAAGAACTATCCCGAAGACAGACGGATCGAGGAGAGCAATTTTAATCGTATGAAATCAATCTTAAATCTGTGATTATGGGAACAAGAAAGTGTGCTGTATGCGGTAAGGAAAAACCGCTTTCAGAAATGAGCAAATCATATCCCACACGCTGCAAGGAGTGTGTTGCAGAGCATACAAGATTGGTTCGCCAGAGAGCCAAGAATCAGACGGAAGAACCAGTTGTACCACACATCGACTGGGAACAAAGGCGATACGAAATAGCCAAAGCCATTTATCCGGAAGTCATAAAAGCGACACATCCACGAGATGCAGCAGGGGTTGGAAATACAACGGTATTATTTGCTGATGTATTGATAAAGGCACTGAAAGGAGAAACCGAGCAAGAAAAGGAAGAACCGAAAGAGCATAAACACGAAGCAGTAGAAGTTAAGATAGGTTCAACCGTTCAAATTGAAGGTGTCGATTACGTATGCCTAAACGCAGGGGATAACGACTGCTGTTCGTGTGATTTCTTAATAGACGGAGATTGTGCAAGCCCCAGTTGGTTGAAGTGTCATTCAGAGCGCAGAAAAGATGGGAAAGATGTAATGTTTATCAAGAAAGGAGGTAGCAAATGACGTACAAAGATTTATTCGATGCTCAACACGAGTATTGCACAACAGAAGACTATCCTGGCACTGCAATTCGTCCGCACGCATTTATAGCTGGTGCTAAATGTGTAATCAAATACTTAAACGATTTGTCTGCCAATGAAGCACTCGAAGCAATTACAAATCTACACGATGAGTTGCAAGAGGAAGAAGAACTGACCAAATGGACCCTCAAAAAGATGTCGCCATTCGTGCCAAACAAATGCGAGAGTTGCGACCGCTTCGACGAGTGTTACACCAGAAACGGAATGAGAGAGTTCTGTAAAATGTATGGTGCAAACGTGGTTTTCAAACGCAAAGAGCAATGGGAACACCAAAAGGAAACGGATTAGTTGAGATACGGGGCGAAAAGACCGTTGAACGGGGTTTCAACTGTATGAAGCTAATCGAGTTCTTGACCGAGGACGGAGTAAAGGACTGGGACAACTGGCACGGGGCGCACGAGCAAGCAAAACAAGGCAACTGCCCCTATAAAAGCCAGTGCCCAATCCACGAGAAAACGATAAATTCCAAGAATAATAAATAATAATATACAATTATGGCAGTAGTTTATAAATATCCATTAGTAGTTACAGATAGGCAGTTGGTAACAATGCCAAAGGAAGCCAAAATACTATCAGTGCAGGTTCAGAATGGTGCTCCCTATATGTGGGCACTGGTAAATCCCAAAAACGGTACGGAAGAAGTGCCTATCAGAATACACGGCACCGGGCATAACATTCCTGATGCAGATCGGCTGGCATACATCGGAACTTTTCAAATGCCGAGATATGGTTTAGTGTTTCACGCATTTTTGGAGCAATCGTTATGAAGAACCTAAACGCATACAGAGACCAAGCATATAAGATAGCTTGTGAACACGGTTTCCACGATGAAGAGCGGAGTATCGAGCACTGGAAATGCCTAATCGTTTCGGAGCTTATGGAAGCGGTCGAAGCAGACAGAAAAGGGAAACGAGCAGATATCCGAGCTTTCAATACAAGGCAATTTGTGGGGCGAGGTTCAAAGGACGTAACAGTTTCTTATGAGTATAATTTCGGACTTTGCATCAAAGACACCGTAGAAGATGAGCTTGCAGATGCTTGTATTCGCATTTTGGACCTTGCAGGGTACAAGAACATAGATTTGCAGTTTGAAGCCGAGAAATCGGACAAAAACAGCCAAATCGAAGAGTTTACGGAAGAGGTATTCAAAATCGTAGGCACAATGACTATCGTAATACTGGATTTATGCCTTTCATACGCATTGATACAGATATTCTCTCTGGCCGACAGAATGGGTATCGACATCGAGAAGCATATCCAGTTGAAAATGGAGTACAACGCTTCAAGACCATACAAACACGGTAAGAGGTATTGAGTATGGAATTTACCAAAGAACAATATGCAGCGTTGGAGGAGGTAGCCATAGCGTTTGGTGTATGTGTAGAAAAGCTCATTCGTAGCATTGAGGAACTGGCAATAAGGTTTCAGATATGCAAGGTTGAAACTGAATTGTTGGAAATGGCGATTGAAAACATCAAGCAGCAGGAGTATGAGTATTACGAACGCCTACAACAAAGGCGTGGTCCTCTTCCTCCGTACAGACCAAAGACAAAACCGGTCAAGGTTTATAAAAGAAAAATTTACTGGAAACGTATTCGGAGCAATCCGAAGCAAAGATAATCGAGCTATGACAAATGATGAAGCAATAAGAAACCTATTCTGCCGAGTGCTGCAAGAGATAGACGCAGCCATAACAGAAATGGAAACGGACGAAACGGACTCTGGGATTATTCACTATCCAAGCTTTCGATATACACCGACATTCGAGTTTACAGACGAAGATATAGAGTTAATCAAATGGTTGGCTGATGAAGAGGGAGAAACCTTTGATATGCTGACCGAATAAAAACAAGCAATATGAGAAACAGAGCAAAAACAATCGTACTAATGCTTTCAAAGACCTTTCCGAGAAAGCACCGCAGCGCAGGAAAGAAAACGAACTTCCAGCGCAGTTTGAAAGAGGGCAAGAAAATCCACACGATCCGTAGCGGATATGAAGCGTGGAAGCACAACATTGAGAAGATACAGAACGGAAACTTTTTCCTATCGCTCCGCCAGTGGGTAGATGTACCATACAGAAGCAAGCAGGAAGAGATTAAGGAGCTGAAAAACTCTGTCGGATATGAACGTATCTCGATGCAGTACAATCCCGAAACTGGAATAGTAAAGGCTATCATCAACGGCAAACAGTATCTCGATGTAACGAAGATAGCCGAGAATGACGGTTTGAAGTGGGACGACTTCATCGACTGGTTCTTCGGTCAAGGAACCGGAAGAACGCTCTTTCAAGGTGTGATAGTCCACTTCACGGATTTTCGATACACTAACAATCAAGAATGTAAGTAGTATGTATGTAAGTATATAATAATATTCTTCTATAAATACGGGCAAATCAAAGAACAATCAAAAGAAAACAAAGATGTTAAACAAGGCACAAGTCATAGGAAATCTGGGTGCTGATCCGAAAGTTACCATTATCAACAACGGACAGACAAAAGTCGCATCGTTCAGTGTTGCGACAACAGAAAGGGGCTATACCACGCAAAGCGGTGTTCAAGTCCAAGAAAAAACAGAATGGCACAATATCGTGTGCTTCGGGAAACTGGCTGATGTGGTCGATAAATACCTCAAAAAAGGTTCAAAGGTTTTCATTGAGGGCAAAATGAGAACAAGGAGCTATGAGGACAGAAACGGTGTTAAGCGTAGTGTTATGGAAATCAATGCGGAGGTTATGGAAATGCTGGACGGTAAACAGCAGAACCAGCAACAGCAGCAGTATGAACAACCGCAATACAACGCACAGCCGGCTCAACAACAACCTCAATACTCATCGCAGGGCAACGGTGAGGACGGAGATTTACCATTCTAACGCAGGAGGACGGAATTATGCCAAGACATATCGAAAGCCAAATTCAAAGAGCCTGCAAAAAATGGTTCGACTACCAGTATGGGCAGTTCGCACCGCTTCTGTTCGCTGTGCCTAACGGTGGATTGAGAGGAAAGAAAGAAGCTGCCATAATGAAAGCAGAGGGAATGACAGCCGGAGTAGCTGATATGATACTGCTCGTGCCAAAGAAAGGTTATGCGTCTCTCTGTATTGAGTTCAAGACTGCAAAAGGTAGGCAAAAGCAAAATCAAAAAGACTGGCAACGTATCGCAGAAATGCACGGTAACAAGTATGTTATTGTGCGCAGTTTTGATGGTTTCGTCAAGGTTATAACTGCCTATTTGTGTTGAAATACCCTTTTTTCACGCCTTTTAGTGCGCTTAATAGGCGCACTTTAAGTATATTTGCAGTCGATATAACAAATGTTACACTAAATTAAAAAATTATTCAGATGGAAATCTTATCACAATTCGAGGGAATGATGCTCATTGGTAGCTTCTTCCTTGCAATGGTAGCAATCATCTTTATGCTACGAAAGAGAGAACAGACGAAAGAAGAGTTTTTGGTCGCCAATCGATGCGCTCCGTGGTTGCTCGCAGCGTTTTCAATGGCTGCAACGTGGGTATGGGCACCGTCTATGTTCACAGCAGCAGAGAAAGCCTACACACAAGGTTTCGCAGGTGTGTTCTGGTTTGTCGTTCCAAACGTTCTGACGCTCATTCTGTTTGCGTTCTTTGCTAACAAGATGCGAAAATTGCGCCCCGATGGTTGGACGTTCTCCGATTATATCCGAGAGACGTACAGCAATAGGGCGCACAATATGTTTTTGGTGGAAAGCTTCGGCCTGCAAATCTGTTCACTCGCTGTTCAGTTGTTGGCTGGAGCTACAATCTTTCATAAGGTTACTGGATTGCCGTTCTTGTGGACTACGATAATCCTTGCAGCCATTCCACTATTGTACTCGCTCACGAGGGGTATTCGTGGAAATATCGCATCGGACTTTATCAAAATGGGATTCATCGTTGCGGTTCTTTTGCTCGGTCTGCCTATTATGACATCAAACGCAGGAGCAGAAACATTCTTCAACGGTTTGGGAGGTCTCACTGGCAACTATCGACATCTGTTCGACAGCACCGGTATTGCTGTAATGCTTTCGTTCGGTCTGCCTACTACAATCGGTCTGCTTTCGGGAACATTCGGAGACCAGATGTTTTGGCAGCGTGTTTTCTGTGTGAAGCCACAGCACGTTAAGCGCACTATGGTTACAGCAGCCTTTATCTTTGCCGTAGTGCCCATTTCCTTGTCGTGCTTCGGCTTTTTCGCAGCAGGAGCACAGTTGCCTATCGCTGACACCCAGCTTGTCAATGTAGGGGCTGTAATCGCATTTACTCCGAAATGGTTCTTGTATCTATTCTTCTTGCTTATCCTTTCAGGACTTATCTCAACAGTCGATAGTATTCTTTGCGCTGTATCATCAGTAGCCGGACACGATGTAGTGAAACGCATCGAGGAAAAGACCGGCACAGAGTTCAATTCTGTTAAGATCGGACGTATTGCAATGATTATTGTCGCTATCCTTGCTATCGGTGTAGCGAACATTCCTGGTATTACTATCACATATCTGTTCCTCTTCTACGGAACGCTACGCAGTTCAGTAATGCTTCCTACCATATTCGCCATTAAGGGCTACAAGATGAGCGAAAGCGGTTTGTTCTATGGCATTTTGGCGAGCCTTGCAGTCGGTCTGCCAATCTTCGCTATCGGTAACTTGAACGGCTGGGTGCCTATGATTGTCGCAGGTTCACTCCTCACAATCGGTCTTTCGGGTGCAATCTCGCTCTTGAAGAAAGACAAAGCAGAGACTATTTAATCAATTCAAAACCCCAAAACGAAAAGACAATGAAAAATCGTTTGAAACTAACGCTGTTGCTGACAGCTATCACGCTTTTGTTCGCAGTAAGTGCCAAAGCGCAAATTTATGACGGTATCACCCAGCCTACACGCTTTCGTGTATGGGTGCCAGTTACAACATCGCTACACGATGGCAACGCTACCACCGTTGCACCATTCATCGGTTACAAGCAGGACGTTTGCGACTGGTTCTCTGTAACGCCAGTGGTACAGTACAACATCAATTCGGAAACGTTCACTCCGCAGGTTTGGCTAAACTTCAACGTAAAGCAGAAATTCTATGTATTGTCACGCTCTATCTATGACACACGAGCGAATGAGTACAGACATACGTTATCAGCCACTTACAAGCTCCCTCTCGGCTTTATGGTAGATGCAACCACTGACAAGACCTTTCAGAAGATGTACCAAATGCTTATGGCAGGAGACCCCAAGAAAAGGACTTATCGTGTACTCGTTGGCGACTTGTACAGAGATACGCAGAACAGAGACGGTATAATTAAGAAACGCAAATAATTTATGGAAACAATATGGAAACAGAACGTGATACACAGAGAATTGACGAGAGGGTCGCCCAAGAAAAGGCAGACCTTTTACAAGCTCTTGCCAACACAAGCGGTATAGTTTCATCAGCTTGTAAG